TATCTTTTGCACCCCCTGTTTCTCCACCCCATACATTATGAATCATGAACAAGCTATTTTGACTCATAGTAACCTCATCAGCACCTAAAGCTATAATAGTAGCGATAGAAGCAGCAAGGCCCTCAATTTGTGCGGTAATCTTTTGTGGTGCACGCTTAATAGCGTCATGTATAGCAAGACCATCTATAACTGAACCGCCTGGGGAGTTTATTCTTAATAGAATATTCTCTGTGGATATTTCTTTTATTTCTTCAATGAAAGCTTTGGAATCAATGCCCCATTGTCCTATTTCATCATAAATAACTACTTCTGTAGCTTTTTCTGATAAGTTCTTTATATTATACCAATTCATATCTTTTAAGTTTTTAAAGTTAGAATGTTCGTGTACTTCTCCATCGTGATAAGTAAACTTAATTACCATCTCAGTGCCATCCTCATCAGTTTGTTTTACATATAATACACCTTTTTCGTGAAGCTCTTTCATTTCTTCTTCACTAAAGTTGTATTCGTGGTCGTAGTGAGCATCATTCTTCTTATCTATGCTTTCAAGCTTTCTTATAGCCCACTCAACACCCTCTGTTCCGCCCCAAGCATCCCACATTATACCTCCGCAGCCCTCATCATAAGGAACATCTTTATGTTGTTGATGTCTTTTAAATGATGCCATACGAGCAATCGTATCTCGTGAAAGTTTTTCTTTGCGTGATAATTGGCCTGCACGAGTCCAGCCCACATTAGTTCCACAATCAGAGCCATTCTCTTCCTTGTATTTTATAGCTCTTTTGGCATTATCTGTTGCTGCCTGTGGATAATCATTATAAGTTTCGTTATTATAGTCTGAGTTTGCTGATTCGCAAGCTTCAAGAGAGCTGTACTTGCAATCACCGTACTCACCCCACTTATAACTATTTTCACCACATTTAATACAAGGCATCCTTTACGAATTTTTGTGTAATTATACAAATAATATATGCAAATGTTAGGAAATTTATTGCACAGAAAGGGAAATTAACGGAATAAATTAAAAAATACCCTTAAAAATTTGGTAGTTTAATATTTTTGTGTAATATTTGTATCGTTATAAATCTTAAAAACACAAAATTATGGGATTGATGAAAGAAATTTTTATCGCAGACAGAGAAAGAGAAGAGTATGAAAACGAAACTCTTGAGCTTTACTACAAGCACCTTTTACTTTTAACCGAAGAGGAAGAGTGCCAAACACAAGAAATTATTAACGAAATTAAAAACTAAGAAGATGGAAAAAGAAACAAAGCAAGAAACACTAAGGAGACTGTTTATTCAAAACAACCTTACACAAGAGGATGTTTTTAAGCATAAGTTCTACACTATTATTACAAGGTCAGGTATTGATAAAATACAAGCCGCTAATAATATTGAGGTAGATTATACACTTGAGTATAATTCTGATGACACTAAATGCGTTATCATCAAGGCAGTAGCTTCTATGGGTGATAAGACTATTCAAACATTTGGTGAGGCCGCACCTATGAATAATAGTAACGGCTACCCTGTAGCCATGGCTGAAAAAAGAGCTATGTCAAGAGCTGTGTTAAAGTTAGCTGGTTTCTATCAGTTAGGTGTATTCTCTGAAGATGAAAGTGATGACTTCAAAAGAAAATGAGCATGATTGGATAGATGAGCACTTTGAAAATAAGTGCTCTATATACCAAATGGGGAGGATAGAGCAGTTGATGGTTACATCTTCTGCGGCAGAGAATTATGAACATTTAGATATAGAACAATTAACTTATGACGAAGCAAAACAAATTATCGAAGTCCTTGAAGATAACGACAATCCAAGAGACTGTAGGGAGCAATTTCGTAAAATACTTAAACGAAACAACTTCTACTCGTGATACAAGGGCAATATTAAATCTTATGATTAAAAGAATTATAAAAGATACTGGAGTTTCTTTTATATCTGTAGATGACTTTATAGAGTTTTATAGTAAGATACCTTTAAAACACTGGGCAACAAGACCTATATTTTATCATAGAGATGAGAAGTGGGATGCCTTAGGTTTTCTTGGGGAAAGAGTACATCAGTACACTTTAATATCTAAAACTCTTGCTTTTTATTTTTATGATGTGTTAGATATGCACATAACTCATATTATGGATAATAAAGAGCCAAAGTTTATACATATTGAAAACCCAAAAGATAGAATGTTAGCCGCTTTACATTATCTAAAAGCAAACTCTAAAAGAGGAGAGCTAAGCAGGGCGTTTAATAAAGCAAGACAAATTTTAAGTGGAAGATATTATGTATGAAATGAATTTAAGTGTGCACGCTGAAAAGCAATATAAGGCAGAGGTCTTATTTAAAATTATCGAAGAGGTAACAGGTATTGACAAGTCAACTATCCTTTCAAAAGATAGACACAAAGATATAGCTATGACAAGAAATATAGCTGGATATATGCTTAATCAAGAGATAGGTATGACTACAATAGCTGCTGCTGAGGTTTTAGAAAGAGACCACTCAACAATAGTTTACTATTCAAGAGTGTTTAATGACAATTACACCTACTGGCGTGATTTTAAAACCACCTACGATATTATTGCTCAATATTTTTGGGTAGAATTTACCAAAGGAGAGCAAAACCAAATTGATTTGCAAATCAAATCATTAGAGTCTTTAATACAAAAATTAAAGGACAAAACTGAGTATTTATTAACTAAAAACATTTAAAATGGAAGAAAAAAAGTATGTTAACGGAGTTGTTATCAAAGAAAAAACTTTTGATAACGGAGGCACTCAACTAAAGATGAGTGTAAAGGTTGAAGATTTTATAGCTGATTTAAAGGCTATAGAGAACAACGGATGGGCTAACCTAATAGTTAGTCGTAGAAAGGAAATGTCTGATACTGGTGTTACGCACTATGTAAAGGTAGATACCTGGAAGCCTGACCCAAACAAAGGTCAAGTTGATAGAAAGCCTGAGATGGTTATTGAGGATAAGGCCGATGATGGCCTACCTTTCTAAAGATAAATGGTTCATGGAGGGGGTTCGATTCCCCCTCTATCTTCTAACAAAACAAAACAAAACATGAAGAGAAAATTTAAAGGAATTTGGATTCCTGCTGAGGTATGGGAGTCCAGCCAGCTAACCCTGCAAGAAAAAGTATTTCTTGTTGAGATAGATTCGCTTGACAATGATAAGGGTTGTTATGCCAATAATAACTACTTTGCTAAGTTCTTTGGACTATCAACAACAAGGGTATCGCTTGTTATAAATAGTCTAATTAAAAAGGGTTATGTAAACTCAACAATCTTACAGTCAGAGGGTAACAAAAGAACATTAAAGACCTCTTTAACAAAAGTTAAAGACCCTATACAACAAAACTTAAAACATAATAATACAGTTAATAATACAACTAATAAAGAAAAAGAGGAGCTCTTTGATATTTTTTGGAAAATATACGACAAGCCAGTTTCTAAAAAGATAGCTAAACAGAAGTTTTTAAAACTATCTATGGCAGACTGTAAAAAATGTGTAGAGGTTGTACCGAAGTATGTTCAATCAACTCCTGATAAGACTTATAGAAAGCACGCAACAACCTGGCTTAACCAAGAGTGTTATAATGATGAATATATTATAAAGAACGGTGGTATTAGTAGCGGAAACTTAAAAGGAATGATATTATGATGTTTAGTGATTTTGGCATAATCGTAAACAAGAGCAGGGGTCAAGTAAAAACGAAGTGTCCTAAATGCTCACACGACAGAAAGAAGAAGTCAGACCCATGTTTATCTGTTAATATAGATGAGGGTATTTGGAATTGCCACAACTGTGGATGGAAAGGAACGCTTAAACAAAACAACTATATGCAAGAGATAAAATACATAAGACCAACAAAACAACCTAAATACTCTAACTATACAGACGATGTAATAAACTTTTTTAAATTAAGGGGCATCTCTGAAAGCACTCTTATCTCTTGTAGGGTTTCAGAGGGCTTTGAGTATATGCCGCAGTTAGGAAGAGAAACATTTACTTTACAGTTTAACTATTATAGAGATAATGAGTTAATCAATATCAAGTATAGAGATGCAAGAAAGAATTTTAAGCTTGTAAAGGATGCTGAAAAGATTTTATATGGTATTGATGATATAAAGGGTTACGATGAGGTTATTATTGTAGAGGGCGAAATGGATAAGCTTGCATATTATGAGGCAGGATATAAAAACTGTGTATCTGTTCCTAACGGAGCTTCTAATATGAAAATGGAATATCTAAATGATTTCCCTGATGATTTAAAAAAGGTATATGTAGCAACAGATAATGATGAGCCTGGTCGTAAACTTGCCGAAGAGCTTTCAAGAAGAATTGGTAGAGATATTTGTTATAGGGTTGATTTTGGAGAGCATAAAGATGCAAATGAGTATTTAGAGAAAAACAAGAGTTTAAAAGAGACTATAGATAGAGCTAAAGCATACCCACTTGAGGGTGTTATTGGGGTTGATAGTATAAGCCTTGATATTGATGATTTATATTCAAACGGATTAAACAGAGGTGATACTACAGGCCACATTAACTTTGATAGGCTTTTTTCTTTTGCAACCTCACAGCTAACGGTTATCACTGGAGTTCCTACACATGGTAAGAGTAATTGGCTTGAATATATGTGTATGAAGCTTGCTTCTAATAGCGACTGGAAGTTTGGTATATTTTCTCCTGAACACTATCCGCTACAACTACACTTCTCTGTTCTTGCTGAAAAGTTTATTGGTAAAACATTTAGAAAGGTAAGTAAGTACGAAAGAATGACTAAAAGCGATTTAAGCTTTGCTAAAAAATTCATTTCAAGCCGTTTTAACTGGATTAGACCTGATGGTGATGTATTTACTATAGATGCGATATTAGAGGCCGCTGCTGGCCTTGTAAAGAGGCATGGCATCAAAGGTTTGATTATAGACCCATACAACAAAATACACGCAAACATAGGAGGCCAAAGCGAGACACAATATATCAATGATTTCTTAACTAAACTTACGATATTTAAGCAGAAATATGATATACATATATTCTTAGTCGCACACCCAAGAAAGATGCAAAAGAAAGACAATGGATTATATGATGTGCCAACATTATATGATATTGCAGGTTCAGCAAACTTTTATAATCAAGTTGACAACGGTATAACGGTTTACAGAAACTTTGAAACAGAGTGTACTCATGTTTATGTGCAGAAAGTTAAATTTAGACACATTGGAGAGCTTGGAGAGGCTTGTTTTAAATACAACCTACAGAACGGTAGATACTATGAATTACAAGAGCACCCTGACAACGAGAGCTACGCTAAAGAGGCTGAACAGTTGTCTATCTAAATAAAAAATTGTATAATTGTAAAAAAAAGAAGATGAACGAAAACTTAAAAGGAGCAGAGAAAATCAGGGCTTTTATTGACCTTGAGGCAAAAGGAAACGCTAACGGAGGTGTATTTATCAAATCTGATTTAAAAGATAAGATAGACGAAATTGAAGAGTCAGGAGAGTGGAGAGTTGTTGGGGTAGTCTATGATGAAACATACGACCTTGAAATAATAAAACAACCAACAGGAAAGAAGAAATGATAACACTATTTGAAGATATAACATACGAACTAACAGAATACGAGCTTAACACACTCGTGCCAATAGTTGTAAAAGGACTAAGCAATAAGAAAGGTAAGGAGAACGCTATTACAAATAAATCTATTTGTGAAAAGCTAAAATCTGCTGGATATAAAATAAGCGAACCAAGATTAAGAAAGGTAATACACCACATCAGAGTAGAGCAACTTATAGTTGGATTATGCTGTAACAGTAAGGGTTATTATGTAACAGATAGTCTTGAGGAGCTTGGTAGATATGTAGAAAGCCTTGCACAAAGAATAAGAAGTCAGCAAGCTATACACAACAGTATGAAGAAGTGTATGGAGAAGATAGAGCTTCTTAATAGAACATTTGATTTTGAAGATAATATAAGTATAGAAAACTATGACAAAGCACAGTAAGTATTTTTACGAAAAAGATAGAAACGGTTGGACTTCTACATCTACAGAAGATAAGTCAGAAGCACAAGAGAGAAAAGAGAAACCAGTTTTTACAGGCGTAATTAAATACTTTCCTGATGCAATTTTAGAAGTTGCAAAATGTAGCTTTATAGGTCAACAGCAGCATAATCCTGACTTACCTTTGGCTTGGGATAGAAGTAAAAGCGGAGATGAGTTAGATGCACTCGCAAGACACCTTATAGATGCAGGCAAAATGGATTCTGATGGTGTTAGGCACTCTACAAAGGTTGCTTGGAGGGCTTTAGCTAATCTTCAAAAAGAAATAGAGAATGAAAATAAATAAAAATAAAGAGTTCGATAGAGAAGAGTTTGAAAAACATCTTATTAAAGATGATGATATTACTCTAACCTCTTGTTGTAAAAGAAAGTATTACAGAACTAAAAAGCACTTGAAGTGTGCTAAATGTAAAAAGGTTGTAACCAAAGATATTGTTGCAAGAGCAATCATGCAGGGTATTGATATAATGACTAAGGAAAATGATAAATCTAAAGATAAAAGCAGTTCCGAAGCCCAGGATGACAAGAGCTGACACTTGGAAGAAAAGACCTTGTGTACTTAATTATTGGGCTTTCAAAGACGAGCTAAAAGAAAAACTTAAAGAAGTTGACTTTGAGATAGACGATGAACTTTTTGTAGAGTTTTATATACAAATGCCTAAGTCTTGGAGCAAGAAGAAAAAAGCAGAATACAAAGGGAAAAGTCATAAGCAAAAACCTGACATTGACAACCTAATTAAAGGTGTTATGGATGCAATATTTAAAGAGGACTCTCATGTTCACACAGTTTACGGAAAAAAAACCTGGGCCGAAGAGCCAAGCATTACCTTTGTTTCAGGTAAGTCAGGTCTTATAAAATATTTGAGTTAGGTTTAAACTTCTTTCTCTGCTTGTAAACTATATTCTTAGCCTGCTTTTCTGATATATCATACTTAACAGATATATCAATAAAAGTGTTTCCTACATGACCTTTATTATCAACGATAAATTTATCAAAGTCGTGTATCATCATATAGTTCCTCAAAGTCTTTGGGGGTATCAAACCCATATACGCTAACTGATGTATAACATCTTTTAGTGCAAACTCTTCTCCGAATCTTGGAACAAGTATATCGTATAGAACATCTCTAAACTCGAAAACTACCTGCCTTTTATTAGCCATCTTACCATAATTTTTTAGGACACTCTATAAAAGATTCGTCAATTCTTGCTTTTGCATTTAAGAAACATCCACAAGAACCACATCTTTCGAGTGCTTTTATTTTAAAGGGTTTTTGATAGGACTTACAGGTGTTTGACCTACATATAGTCATTCTTGCCTCAAATAATTCGTCTGTCGCTGTTTCTACTCCGTCTCCAATAATATAGCTCCAAAATATTTTCATTATATCTTTCATACAACAAATATACAAAAAATATTTAAAATATATTAGAAGTTAATTCAGTTACACTTACATTTTCTTGACTCGTAGTAATAGATGCCTCTGTAACGACAACTTCTTTACTATTTATACCTGATATAATATTACTTGCTAAATCATCAAATTGTATCTGAGTATTATTTACACTTGATGCTTGAAGAGCATTTGAAGTTCCTGGCATTATACCACCATTAGCAAAAGCTACACCACCACCAGCTACATTCATATCTGATAGCTGGCTTCTAAACATAGATGTTGACCTTTTGTTAATCACAGCTTCTCCACCCTCTAATTCAGCAACTCTACCGCCTACAGCAAACTTAACTCCGCCATCTGCGTGGCTTGGCCCTACAACCATTCCGCCTCTTGCGAACATTTCATTATTAGGTATAATACCACCCTTAGCTCCAACAAACTTTTGTGCAGCAATAGCGGCAATCTGTGCGGCAACGAGTGCAGACATAAGAGGTGCAGCAGCAATAGCTGCAATACCAGTTTGCCCAGCAACCTTTGTGATAGCTACAGCACCGTTTATTGTTGCCATAATTATATCGTTCACTTTCTGAACTTGGAACTCCTTTTTCTTAATTGCTCTAAGCTCGGCTTGTTTCTTCTCTTCGTTAGCCTCTTGTATTAAAGCATATCTCTCTCTAATATCCTCTTGAGCCTGAGCATTACCCTCAACCGCATCAAGTTCTCTTTGCATAGAAGTATCTATGTCAGCAGCTTCAGCATCATAAAATTCAGTGGTCTGTTGTTTTTGAAGTGCCATTCTGTTTGTGAAGAGTGTGCTAAACGCATCGAAAGCCATACTATAATATTCGCCAATCTTTTGGATAGAGTCTATTTGGTCTTGAACATTAGAGTCAAGAGCATTTTGATTTATTTCATTTATTTTAGTAGTAGATTGTCTATAAAGCTCCTCTTTTTGTCTAAGGTATTCTTCATTATTTTCATAATCTTCTCCATAAAAATCCTGTAGATTGGTTAGTTGTCTATCGTATTCAGCATCTACATTATCTATTTCTGCCGCAGCTAAATCTTCTCTTGTTTTTCTTCTCAACCTCATAGCCTTAAAGAAGTTAAGCTCATTTCTCTCAAGTGCTCTTGCCTCTTGCTCTCCTGCGGCAGCTACATCCTCAGCAACACTAAGGTCTCTTTCATTTTGTATTCTTTCAAGATTGGCTGCGTGAGAAGAATAAATCTGTGCTTGATAAGCGAAAGCTGTTTGAAGCTTTGCATCTTCCTCGTCAAGCATAGACTGCAATATCTCAAGCATTTTATCTTTATGGCCGTTCTCCGCATCTGTCGCATCATTATATTCCTCAATAGTTAGGTTTTTAATAGCGTTGAACTTACTTTTGTTTGCTTTAATTAAAGCGGCAAGCTCTTCTTTACTGCCATCGGCCTGTAGCTTTTCGATATTTGTTATATTGGTTTTCATAAGAGCTATCTGCTCCTCATTAGCCTTTAGAGATGCGTCTCTTTGGTTTTCAGACTGTTTTATAGCTGCCTCGAACTGATTGTCCACAAGGTCATCTAAAAGCTTAGAAAGCTTCTTATATTGGTCTTTAGTTTTATTTAAAGCAAAACCTGCCTTACTTCCAAAGTCATCAGCAGCATTACCTGTTCTAACAAAAGAACTTTCAAGGTTAGATATAAACTTTCTTAACTCAGAAAGCTCTACATTAAGTTTCTGAGCACTTGTAGCATCATTTAAAATTCTATCTTTAAAACCACTACCCTCCAGGAATAAATCAACCTCTTTTTGAACTTGAGGTGTGATTTTCCCAAACTTCTCCATGCTCTCACCAATTATATCGTTGTACTCTACAGCGGCAGTAACATAAGCAAGTCTATCCTTATTTCTTTCAAGCTCCTCTTCTTTTTGACCCTCAGACATCTCTCTAAAAGCGTTAAGCTCTGCAAGATACTGAACCCTAAGCTCCATCCTATATGTTTCACCATCTTCAATTAAAAGATTTTGAGCCGTCTTTAGTTGTTTTACATAATCTTCTGTTTCTTTGAGAAGTTGTTTGTTTCTATTTTTTAACCTTGGAATTTCTCTATCTCTTAGGAAGTTTCTTCTATCCTCTGCTCGTGTTACTTTACTTATAGCCGCTATTGCTGCATCGCTATTTTCCCCCTGCTCATCTCTTATTTTTTTGTAATTTTCTCTTAGCTTTTTAAGAGTAGCATCAGAAGCGTCAACCTCAGCCTGAGCCATATCAATCTTCTTGTTATTGTCCTCGATTTTTTGCTGCATATCAATCAAGTCCTCTTTCGCCAAAAGCTTTTTCAATTCACCAAGCTGTGCGTTTGTAGCAAGCTCTAAGTCTAAAAATTTAAGTAGCTCAGGGAAGTCATTAACAAGCTGTCTTATACCATCTGCTCTTTCTTTTGTTGAGTCGTTTAAATCAAGAACACCGTCTATAGACTGATTCATAGCATCAGTAAGTCTCCTTTGCTTCATTTCAGCAGCCTCCATCTCATCACCCATCAGCAAGAAGCTCGCAGCAAGAGTCGTTACAGCCTGTATAACAAGACCCCATGGTGTTGAAGCAAAAGCAGCTTTTAAAGCTTTTGTAGATGCTGTTGCACCAATAGTTGCTCTTGTCATAGCTACCATAGCCGTACCTATGCTTCTGATGCCGTTTATGACAGCGGATAGACCCATAGCTGCAAATCTTGCTGTTAAACCAACAATAGCTGCCGCAACGAATTGAACCGTTCTTTGTATAGCTTTTAGTGCTGTTTCACTTTCTGTTACTTTTTGTATAAACTTCGTTAGTGAGTAAACAATATTTCTTAAACTTATATCAAACTGGTCTCCAAGGGCAATACTAAGACCCTCAGCAGCAGATTTTAATATCGTGAAATCACCCTGTAAAGTATCAAGTCTTATGGCCGCCATTCTATTAACAGCACCCTCAGTCATATTTAAAATATCAACACCACTCTCTAATCCCTCAATATTTTTAATTAAAGCAAGAAATGCAGGTGCTGAACGCTTATCAAGTAAGTCCACAGCCTCTGTTGCAGAGAAGCCCTCTTCTTTTAGCTTCTTCATAGCTTCAACAAGCTGAGGTAATCCCTGAACAGGCCCACCAAGCTTTTTAGCTAATTTAGAGTTTGCGTCTCCAAGTTTTAAGAAAACATTTTTTAGTGCGTTACCAGCTATCGAACCAGTTAGTCCGTTATCTGCCAGGTTCATAAGTAAACTTGATGTCTCCTCAAGGGTAAATCCAGTTGCTCTTGCGACAGGTGCGACAAACTTCATAGACTCCTTAAACCTTTCAAGGTTCAATGCAGAGTTTGTAAATGAAGATGCCATAACATCAGTAACCCTTTGTGTTTGTTCAGCGTCTAAGTTAAATGCTCTAAGAGTAGAACCAGCAATTTGAGCAGAGTTGGCCAAAGACTCTCCTGTTGCTGCTGCAAGATTTAGTGTAGAAACTGTAGCTGAATCAATTTCTTCAACTGTAAAACCTAAACGAGCAAACTCCTCTTGTAGTTTACCAACCTGAGTAGCCGTAAATACAGTTGACGCACCAAGCTTCAGTGCTGACGATTCAAGAACCTTAAACTCTTCACCTGTAGCACCTGATATTGCTTTTACAGCAGCCATCTGTGCTTCAAACTCAGAGAATGTAGATATAATAGACTTTATAGAGCCTACGATAGCTCTAACAGCGAAAGCAGCCCCAATAGCTACAGCGGCAGATTTAAAAGTATTTATAAGTTTACCGCCAGCTTTATTTAGGTTGTTGGCAGCACCTGTGGCGTTCTTCATAGCTCCAGCAGTCTTGTTGAACTTACCTTGTAAGTCTCCAAGCTTCTTCTGTTGAGCTTGATACTCCTTGTCTGTTTTCTTCAGCTTATTAAGCTCTTTCTGTGCTTTAGCTATCTCTTTTTGTAGCTTAACAAGGTCTTGAAGATTTGCCTTAAATGTATATAAAGTCTGATTGGCCATACTAATAATTATTTTCTATTTTCTCTTTTAAATATACTTTTTTCTTTCTACCGTCATTGTCTGTGTAGTAAACATCACCAGTAAGAGTTACATCTCCTGTTTTGAAGTCTGCAACAACCTCTCCACCGTAGATACAAAACTCTCCATTTTTACTTACACTAATTGCGTTTAATCTTTGAAACTCTCCTGTTATACTGTCAACATATCCAGCACCCACCTGGAAAGTGTCAGAGGCGTTAGGACTATTATATTTACCCAAAACAACCTGACTGCCGTTTGCTTCTAATCCACTACCAAAAGCAACTGCATTTCTTTTTACATTATTAGCCTGTGCTGGGTCGTATATAGCTGGATTGTTTGTTACTCCGTTATCGTTGTTTATTTCCAAAGCTCTATCGTTAAACTTTGTTTTGAAATTAGGAAGCTTAGGAACTGATTTTAATATATCAACAGTTAAATTGCTTTTTGCTTTCACAGAGGTTGATAGAACTATTGAATCGTCAGGTAAAAATGTATCTCCATTAGAGTGAACTACAAAGTCTCCGTTAGGGCCAGTAATACTTCCTTTACCACCAGCAGGCTTACCACCGTTATCAGGTAAGAAACCATAGTTTGTAGCATTTAGTTTATTTGGCTTACCAAAAGCATCAAATCCATACTTCCACTCTACAAGCTCTACCTTTGTTAAAACATCTTTACCAGGTTTATAATCTATTATCTTGTGAACAGTCCAGTATGTAGGAACACCGCCATCCATATCTATTCTAATAACATCTCTGAAATCGAAATGAGATATATCAGCCTGTGTCAAGTCCATCATACAGGTTCTTAAAGCAGCCCCTCCACTAACTTTCTCATAAAGCCTACCGTAGAATCTATCAAAAAGACCTCTTTGATATGTAGCTCCAGCCCCTATATCATACCAAGCAAGATTATCTTCTATAGCCCCAGCACCTGCGTGATTATAGTTGTATGTATATGCGTAAGGATATTGGTTGTGCGTTTGTTCGTTTCCATTATCATCGGTTAGCTTCCAACTTCCAACCTCAGAACTTAACCCATGATAGTTTAATATTCTTATATTAAATTTAGTGCTGTTATCAGGTCTGCTCGTTCCGTTAAACCACCCCCAGTACACAGGGTCTCCACTCCACATACAAGGCATGACAGGCCATTGACCGCTATTTACAAAAGTAGCATCACCTCCACCGCCTGTTTTAATTCTAAATGTAGGGGAGAAAACAGTAGTTCCAAGCTCTTTATCTTCTTTCCTGTATAGTTCTTCGTTGGTTATTATTGTACTCCACAGCTCCGTATCCATGCTCTCATTGTAAATCTCAACCAAGTCATCCGCTGAATCAACCTTATATTTGTATGTAATATTTTTAGCTAACTCATCAATTAAGAATTTATCAGTCCAGCTCTTTCTGTCTATTTTTTTAGTCCAATCAACAACTTCTCCTGAACCATAGAAAGCATCGTAAGGTTCAACATAAACCTCCTTTAAGTCATTGTCGGCAGTCCAATATAAATTAAATAGCTGTGTAATACCCTTTAAGAAGTCGACCTGCTTTAAGCTGCAATCAAGAGAGTCAGAAAAACTAATTTCTTGTGGCGGTGTAAAAGCCTGGCTAACATCAGGCCATATACCAAAATCCTGGTCTCTTATGTCTGCCTCAAACCCACAAATATCTTTATAATTAACACCGAAAAACCCTATCTGCACCTCATCTCCCTGTTGTAATTCTATTGAGGTGTCAAAACTGTTAGGAATCCAATCTCCATTACTTTGATTCTCGAACCAAGCACAACTTGGAGCACCATCAACATCAAACTGGTTTATACTTTGGTTGAGTTCGTCATAGGTGTATTGGTCATTACCTGAGTTTGGATAACCATGAGAATAAGGCCCAACAGACAGTCCGTTGACAAATAGCCATGCCGCCCATCTACCAGGGTTTCCGTTACCACAAATTCCTGGTGCTTTAAGCCTCATTTCGGCCTGATAGTGAACATTATATCTTCCAGTAAAAGGAACTGTATATCCATTTTGTATAGAGTTTGAACTCCCTGGCGTATAATAAGCACATCCATTCTGACATGGTATAACAGGTCTGTAATATCTATTAATATGAGTATTATTACCTGATGCTGGGATATAAGGCAACCCATACTCTGCCGCTAAAGATGCGGTAGATGAGTAATCTCCATCTTCACCAAGTGGGTCTGCCTGTGATTTATAATCATCAGGGTCTCCAGTGAAAGGGATGATAAGCTTTTTAAACATAGCACCATCCATAAAATCACTTTTAACATCATACCCTATATCATCAAATATCTTGTCAACTATAGCCTTTACATAAGCCGCTGGGTGAAAATCATCTAAAGAGTGTTTATCTACGCCTATAATATCTTTAGACCACTCTCCGTAGTTTATTGCTGGATATACATAAGGTATATTATCTACATTATCACTCCAGCTATTAACAACATTATTGTAGTTTTTGATATGAGAATCAAAAGATAAATCACAAAGCTTTTTATCACCAATAAGCTCAGGCCAATAGCTTGGGTCTTGTAGGATGTGGCAGCTATATTTACCACCTTGACCTGTTGTGCTTTTTTCTATTCTTGCAAAACCATTAAATACAACAACACCGTTAGCACTTATTCTCGCTTTTCTCCACGAAATATCTTCTGCCTGTCTCTCAGAGCCATCGGCAGTCATTGTTTTTAAGAATTGCTGATTTCTAATACTTGCAGGCAGCTCAAATGTTTTAGAATAACCTGTTGACCTTTTACTTGGGTCTCTAAGGTCTCCACTGTTAAATGTTAGGGCTAAAGGAACTTTGTCTCTATCATAAACATCAAGAACCTCATAATCATAAGCAGGTACTTCTATTTTTTGTGTTATATATGTAGGAACATCTATACTCCTAACACTATGGCTTGAGCTTTTTACCTCAAACCTTGATATTTCTAAAGAGGCTGGTAGGCTTTCATTTATCTTTACAACTCTTATAAACCTATACTGTGCCTTATAAAACTTCTTGTAAGCAACTTGACCTGACAAATATCCCCCACCACCAGTTTGAACCTCTATCGCTGTACTCCACCCACCAGTATTTCCATAAGCATTTGGGCTTTGCAGCTCTTCTGTAGTAGCAACATTATAGTGAAAGGGAACACAAACAGTATGAGAGCCTGTTGTGTTTATTTTCTCCCAAACAAAGTTCTGTCCTGAGTGTCCGACTCCAGCATAATCAAAAGCAAAATCAAAACCATTATCGTCTGTATATGTTAAAACCTCAACCCTACAGTTTGTCATAGAGTCAATGGTTATAGCTAACTCATAACCATGTGTATATCCCTCGAAGCAGTTAAAAATATCATCTGTGCTTCTTAATCCAAAAGTGTTCGTTTCAAGAACCATAGAAGCGAAGTTGGGAACTCCGTTAGGAGTTTCAACATAACTTGCGTGCACTGTTTGGATACTATCGTCATAATTAACATGACCGTCAGAGTCGTAATACCAATTACCGCCATGAACATAAGGTGATACATAGAAATCAAACATCTGCCACCAGCTTGGAGAGTTTATGGTTTGTATAGGGAATTGGCTAAATCCATTATTATGTAAAAACTCACCAATACTTTTCCCCCCTGAGCCCCTTACCATAAGTTTATCACGATTCCCCTCTAATATCTCAAAAGATATTCTCGTTGTAATACCTGCTCCTGACTTTGGAACTAAGTATAGCATACGACCCTGCTCAGTGTTCTCTCTACCCTCTGATTTAAGGTTTTGAGCATACCACACACCCTGTGTTGAGTTTACAGAAAATTCACAACCATTAAAGTCAGGACTACCACCACCAGACCTCTGAAGAGTGAATATTATTGCGTTACCCTCTGTGTTTTCTGAATTATAACCACTGTCATAGGCGTAATTTATATTAAAATTAGCACCAGGGCTTATAGGAAAGTAATATGATGAACCAGTTATGGGTTGAATAGATGGGGCGTTACCTATCTGCCTTACATCAGTACACGCAAGACCATACCACCCATTCCAGTTGTTTACTAAACCACTGTTAGCATTTAAAACATCTGTACTACAATGTTGAGGTGCAGAACAGTTGTCAAAAATCGATTTTTTAACAGTTCCGTTTTGAACCTGAATACTATACTCCTGTAGGCCAATTTCTTCACCTATCTCTAATATTACTTCTTTAGCTTGTGATGATTGTGCCATTTTACATTTTTTGAGTTGTAGTGTTCTCTGAAAGGGTATATTTAAACTCTATAAAGTGTCTGCCCTTTTCTGTGTTATGTAGCTTATAAGAGCCTTTTAATATATTTATAGCCACAAGCCCCTTGGTGTTATAAAAAAGAAGATTTTTGTTTCCCTGGTAGTCTTTAATATCTTCAACCACCCAAACCTGAGGTGAAACTATAAGCTCCTCTAACCAAGTTGCGTATTCTGTGCTTACTGGCTGAGTGAATATTGTGTTCATCTCTTTTCTGCTCCCCCAAAGGTTAGTTATATTGTGCTGCCCCCTCTTTAAATCAAAATCAGTCAAACCCCTACTGAAATCAGTATGCCTATCAAATTCAGAACCCTGAATATCAACACTAACATCGTGCTCTCCTGTAGCTGTAAAGAAATCAAAGCCACCTCTCATATTTCTAAATATGAATGTTTTTGATTTACAATTCATGCCATCAACAAGTGTATATCTACCCATTGGTGAGCTTCTGATAAAAGCACCAGTAGTAGAATCAACAAATTTATATTGAGCTTTTAGAGTAGATGAGGTTAGATTTCCTGCACCATCTAACAAGAAGTTTACAGGAACACCAGCCACTAAACTAAGTATAAAATCTATAGTCTGAGGATGTAGGTGCACATAGTGATAACCACTGGCAAAAGATGTAGCAGTTAATGTCTCCATAGTTCCTGAGCTGTTTGTTAGTTCTAAAACAGCATCTCTACCAGCAACTTCATCAAGTAAAAAGTTTTGGAAGAAGAAGAATCCCTGACTTATATCCATAGTGTTATAGTCAGGCATATTACTTAAAAGTCTATTAGTAGAACTTGAACCTATAGGAACAGAGCTGCTATTATTACCATTTAAAACATATTTATCAAGTCTTATATTATCATTTATACTTGATGTTGATTCACGAGCCATTGTGTTAACTGGAACAACTTTAAATTCCCTTGAATATTCAAAGTCAGCAGGCTGTGGGTCGAGGTTTCCACTTGCGTCATACTCTACAGGGTATATTTTTAGCTTAAACTCCCTCTCGACCATATCACTAAAACTGTTACACCACTGTTGGGCGTAGAAAGATTCTTCTTCTTTAAAATAGTTTCTACAATACTCAGCTACATTAAATTCGTAATATTGTCCGCTGGAATCGCCATAACCATTTAGTTCCGCCTCAGTATTTACCCATACCGCACCCTCTTTTATATGTAATATTCCTTTAAAGTGTGCTACAGCACCAGCAGTTACCTTTGTTGTGATAACTATTGGTCTTTGACAAGTAACAAACTCGCCATGCGGTTCATGATAAATACTCCAGGTGCTCATATTATTTAAGTTTTAACTCGTTTATTCTTTTATTAACCACAAGTGCAATAGCTGCGGTTATGTCATCGTTAATTTGTTTTTCAATTTCAGCTTTAGCGTCATCAAGCCATCCAGGTGATTTTACTGTTCTACCCCTATCTTTAGCGGCAGCAGCAACCTTAAAAGCCATTCTTTTAGCGTCAGCCTCACTTAATCCATATTTTGTTCTTGCCCACTTTATTAAAGCACCTATATAAGCACTTTTACCTCCCCCACCTATTCCGCTATAAGGAACTTCGGAAGCCCCCTTGTTTGTTAGAGAGCCTCCGTTGTTTAGTCTTACAGCAGCATCGTTAGATTTGAAAACCCATTGTATCATATCGCCAATAACCTGCGGCATCTGTGCATTTAAACTATTCACAGTTCTACCAGTAGTAGATTGAGGCAGTTTGTTTCCACCTCTAATCTTACCCTTTAAAGCCTTTTTCATAATATCTATAGGCTTACCAGCAGACGATGATAATATTTGAGCTATCTCTTCTAACATTTATTATGGGTTGGCTATTTCGTTATCGTTAAATACTGGTGGGAATACTGGGTTTTCACCTGTCGTACATGGGTCTCCATCGTCATCGGCTGGATAACAACAAGTTCCATCATCAACACCTGCTGCTGGGTCGTAGTTGATTGCAAGTGGGTCAGTACATCCGCAAGCTCCGAAGTAGTCTTGACATGGTTCATCACAACCACTATTACTGCTTGAACCACCACCACAAGGGTCAGAGCTAACAGCAATATTTGCAATAGCATCAAACTTCAGTCTTAAAGCAACAACATTGTCGTTAAGTAATCCCTTTTCTCTTTTAATTGTTATTTGGTGCTTTGGAACATGAGCTTTACATCCACCTCCGCCACTAATACCAAGTGCAAGGCAAGAAAGCATATTCCAGCATTTAAGTTCTAATTCTGCCATAATAGCAACAACCTCATCATCAAAAACCTGAATACCCTGTGTACTACCAAGATTTGCAGGTCTCGCTATAATACATTCAAAAGTATAAACCTCTTTTACACCCTCCGCTATATAGCTTGATGGATAATCTACATTTATTAAGTCGTAACAAATATTATGGTCGAAATTGATAGACTCAGGAGGCCCTAACTTAATAGTACAAAAACCTGCTGCCGTAGCACAAGTTTTGAAATCCTCCATTAAGGAAACTAAATTATATTCTGTTGAGTATGACATATTCTAATTCTTTTTATATAATTGGTTTTCGTATGGTCTTTGGCATCTAAAGTGAACAAACTTCCCATCCATAGCTTTAAAGTATGGTTTTCCGTCAAACTCACCACCACAGTGAGCACACACTACTTTTTGTGGGTCTGTTGGCTTACCTAACTTTGCCTCATAACTTTTTTTACATTTTTTATGAACCAGCTTGCCATCTGAGGTCTTAGCCCATCCGCAGGCACAACCTTTTAGCTCTTCACCACATTCTGCACATATCTTCATTTTTACTTTTTGTTTAAATCGTTATATATTTTCTCGTATTGTACTGTTGCGTTCTTCCAAGATAAATATGTTAAAACTTCATATAAATCAGTAAGTAAAACACTGTTTAAGGGGCTATGAATAGGTAAAGTGAATATACCTGTCTTAGCTATATCGTAAAGACTGTTTAGCCAGCCGTATCCTGATATTGTTCCCTCTGCTGCTCTCACTGCTTTTCCATCTCCTCCTGACGAAGATAAGTTAGGAAAAGTGTCATCAATGAGCTTTCGTGCTGACTCAAAAAAAAACCCACATCCCAAATAGTTGCCATATCCAGTTTGTAAAAAGCTTTTTCTCGCTTTGCTATTAAAGCATCGTTGATAAGACCTTTATCTTCTCCGTCTTTTTTACATAAAATTGCTATCTGTCTTGGTAAAGCACTTAAATCACCCTTTTGTAGCCTCTTATTGTTAATCTCTACCTGTTCAGCCTCGATAAATGTACCGAAGTTCTCATCTTTCAAGCCAGGCTTAGGTAAATTGTACTTTACACCCTTAAATTTAAAGCTATCAATAGCAATAGGTTGATAACCTACATTTAAGAACTCCATAGAGCTCAATATCTCTTCAACCTCTTCTATGTTACACATAGAAATCTCTTCTTCCGAAAGTCCACTCCAAAAACAAGCTAAAGCTGTATTTAATTTTACATTATACAAACTCCACTCAAGAGCTTTGACTTCCTCATCAAGACTTTCATTTTCTTTATAGAACTCTTCCTCTGTTTTTTGTGAATTTACCAGTTTTGAAAATTCGTTAAACCTTTCAAAAGTGATATTGTTCCAACCAGTAGGTACATCAATTTCCTTTTCGTTTATAACTATTGTTTTCATTAGTTTAGAATTACATCATCGTTATCAAAATTTGAATCATAAAGTATCATTCTACCGATACTATCATTGACTCTTGCCAATCTAATAGCCAATTTAGAGGCTACAGACGGCAAATCTTCGTTTTTATCTCTTATTCCGCTTATATAGCCAATAGAAGCCCAATAAATCATTGATGGCAGGTTATAAAGCCAGTTATTTCTGAAAATAGTGTCTTTATACGCCATTTCACCATTTTCGTTGTGGTGCATGATTATATTTGCCAAAATATTCAAAAAAGAGTCGTAATCTTCGTCTCTTTCCGTAGCGACATCAATTATAGCTTGAACATCGTTCAAAAAGTCAAGCATAATGGTCTCATGCGTTGCATTTAAGCATATTAAATAGTTTTGGCTAAACATTTTACAATAATAAGAAAAAGTTTACATTTTATCAGTTAATGTTTTTCATTTTTTAACCCCACGCTAAAATTCTATTGCCACCACCAAACAAAAACTTCATTCGCATCATAAGGCTGTCAGCGAAGTCAGGAGACCTACCGATAGCGGCTTTTACCTCTTTTTTAGATAAAATAGTCAGTTTTCCGTCTAAATCCATGTTTTTTCTACGGACAACATCCAATTCTTCAATGATTTTGTTGCGAATATCAATATTTTTGCACTTTATGTGTATATTTCCTGCATTCATCTGCTCTGCAAGCTTATAATAGCACTGGCTCTTTAAATTTTTGTAGTTTTCACCTTTTAGCGGCTTCGAGTTATTGATAAAGGCATTTACCCCTTTCATATAGTGAGAAAGGTACTGACCGACCCCATCTGAGTCAATTACTATGTTTTTTCGAGGAATATTGTGCAGTTGAGCCAAATTCTTGATTAAATCCTCAATACTATTGGCAGAACTCTTGTCTTTTGTAATAATTTCCTCTACAGTCATCCCTTTCCATCGTGTAATCACTAATTTATCGCTTCCCATTAGTGCAACATCACAAGAAAGGTACGGTTCGCCCTCTTCTCCAACGGAGTTTTTAAAGCAGTTTAGCAAAGACTCATAGTTAAACAGCTTATTTTTAGCCTCGTCATATTCCCAATTACCATGAAGCAGCCTTTCTCTTGAAGCTGGGTCAAGTTTTCTTAGCTGTTCTTCGTAATATTCAGAAATATGAGGGTTGTCTGTAAGCTTGGCCTGAATAAATTTTTGGTGTTCAGGCAGGTTGTCATCACGCCATTGTTTGTAAAAATCGTAAACCCAGTTTTTCGCAGGGTTGCACGACATCAAAATTTTTGGTCGCAAATTAAAATCTTTTAACTTATAACGAATCCTGGAAGCCACAACATTCTTTGCTTTTTCAGTACACTGATTTACCTCATCAATGAAAGCTCCTGAAATCTCAAGCGACCCCAGTGAGTCGAAATTTGGGTCGGCTGGATACTGATAAAGGTCTTTTAGCAAGATTTGACTTCCGTTGGTAAACTCAATCACATTGGATTGTGCATTAAACTTATAAGTCTCGCCTTTTTTGACAGACCAGTCAGAGCAAACACTAAAGAAAGAGTTAAGCGTAGTCTCTTTCAGTGTTTTCAATACAGCTCGACCCATAAGCCACCTCGTTCCTGGGTATCTCAAACACGAATACAACAACCAGGCTGCACCGAAGTAGCTTTTGCCACCGCCAGCACTTCCCCCAAAGAGAATTTCAGAGGATGTTTGGTCATGGAGGTATTCCCACGCCTGGTGTTGTTTTATTGTTGGCTTAAAATTTATTTGCATTACTTCTTACCGCCAAACAAGGAACTAATTGGGTTGATAAGGCAGAACCTTACAAAAAGGTATGCCACGAATATTGGGGCAGACCAAATAAGCACAGCGATGGCTGTAATCTTTGCGTCAAGTGATAACTTCTCCATTTTTAAATCTTTATCGTTCATAATTTATGGTCTTGGGAATAGTCCTGCTAAATAAGGCGTGAATGGTGAGTTTGGGAAACCCTGTGCCCATTGAACAAAAACTTCGTTGTTAATTGTTATGTCTCTAACCTCAGCATAACCACCATCAGGGTCTGCTGGGGGATTGGTTGCCATAGCGGTAACTTCATTGTAAGCTGTGCTCGTTCCTGTCAATAGTCGCAGTTCTGCAAAAGTAAAAGTGCCAATACTAACCTGGCTATTCTTAAATACGACATAAACTTCAACTGATGGCGAATCTGTTGTTAGGTCAGTGGTAACTTCCAAAGAGGCTATCCTGTACCTTAAATCTAAATTAAATGTTGGCATAAGTTCTAAAAGTTTCTTGATTTTCTAAATTATTTTTATTATATTTGAAAACTCTTTGTTTTTCAGAGTTCTTATAATGACAAACAAATGAAAAATTGTTTTGCTTGTCAAAACAAACTGTAAAACTATTGAGTTTGGGGTAACTATATTTATTCCTCATCTTCAGGCTTCGTATAGTTGAACACAAACGAATCACCTCCACTTGTTAAATCTACTCTGTCAATAGCTATACCTTTCATTTTAGCTATATCTTGCAGCAACAAGCGGCAGATGTTTAAATCACCGTTTCTGTATCCTTTAGTATATAAGTCATACAACATCATTGTATGCTTATCAACTTCATACTGCTTCTCTTCATCAAACTGCTCTTTAAAATACTCTAAAGCCCTTTTGTAATAAATTGAAGCTTGTCTCTTCTTAATCCCCCAGTTCTTCTCACAGTATTCTACAATATCTGTGTATCTAACACCCTGAAGAACTAATCTAACAATCTCTGAAGTCCTTTTGTGAGACTCTAACTTGGTAGCTTTACCCTCAAATCTCGTTTGAATATTCTGCGTACCATTGGCAACAATCTCAGCCTTTAAATTGTCCTTTTCTTCACTCATTTCTTTGTGCATAATAAATTTCTACAATAATACTAAAAAGTTTAATACAAACCAAGGAAATACTTTACACAATGTGCATAATAATTTGAGGGTGAAAATGTAGTGTGAATATCAGACCCCCTTGATTTTAAGCGTTTTTTTCGTAAATAAGAATATTTCCCCTCAAAAAACTTTTTGAGTCTCTCTATGGGCTTAAAAAGGGGCTTAAATTGGATGATTTGTGTATAAAAATGTGTATATTTTGCATATCTACCACCACCACCACCTCCTTATTTTTATTTAGACTAATTCTAAATAATGATACAATACAAAAAAAAGGAGCTAAAATTTAGCCCCTCAAAAATTTGTTTTTTGTTTTTGTTTATTCGATAACTTGCAATTTAATTGCCGTTGAATAGTTTAAATTATAGCCACCTACAAAAATTATATTTAGCTCGTATAAGTCAAAATTTACATTGCAAAAGTTTTTTATTCTTTGAATTTGTTTTGTTTTTGTCTTATCGTTTAATAAGGGGCAAATAATATAATTATTTGTTTTTGTTACTTGCTCGAAAACTTTTTTACATTCTTGTTCGAGTAGTAAATTTTTTTGTGTTTGTGTTTGTTTGTTTGTCGTTTCCATATTTAAAAAAGTTTTATTTTGTTTGTGAATAGTTTAGTAATTTAGTTACAAAGTTTATGTGTTTGCTCGTTGTAACACTCCACCAGCCGAGCAAATGAACATTTTTTTTGTGGTGTTCAATATTTGCTACATGGGTATTGTAAGAGTAAATTTTATTTTCAATTACTTTTAAATTTTGTTTGTATCTTTGTAAATTCATTTTTTTAGTAGTTTTGTGTTATGTTTAGTTTAATGTTATCAATATAGAAATATACCTCCTTTTGACTTGCTATTTTACAAATGTGCTGGGTTAAATTCTCAAAATATCTATATTCCTTATCGGTTAAAATTTCAAGTTTATAGCTCGTTTCCTCGAGTAACTCGTTATTTTCGGATACCCAGCCACCAAAATTTTGGCTTAATGTATAACCTCCAAAAATAGTAGATGTTATTTGTTTTATTTGTTGCAATTCATTTGCATGGTTTACAGCGAATAAAAAAGTTACTTTGTTTGTTTTTTTAATTTGTGTATTCATTTTTAAAAAGTTTTTGTTTGTTAGTGTTTAAAAATTGCTTATTCCGTTTACTAAAATATTATAAGCAATTAAGCAAATAAATACCCCAGCAAATAAAAAAGGTAAAATGTTTGTTAGTTTGTTTGTTAAATTCTTCATTTTATTATATGTTTTTATGTTTATAACTGGGGCAAAGATACGGCAATATTTCAAACCACCAAAAAAAAACAAACTTTTTTTGTAATTTATATTGATTCTAAATAAGAAAAAAAACTCTTCAAAAATTTGCTTTTTTAAATTATTTATGTAATGAATTTACAAACGATAACACAAAGAAAATTGCATACAAATAAAAATAATACAAAACAAATATTTTTAAATAAAGTTATCAACAATAACACTATTTAGAACTATTCTAAATAAGCCCCCTCCAACCGATATATCCCCCTAAAAGAAAATCCTCAGGACTTTTTTGCCCTCAGGATTATTCAGGATAAAATTATGGATAGGGGGACACGCCATATAGTCCCCCTTTACAAGTTTGGTTTCGCCTAAACTTAACCGACAAACAAACAAAAAAATTCGTTAGTACGCTGATGCTGGTCTATTGCAGTCTAAAAATTCAGGAGTTAAGCCCATGTTACGACAGAATAGTATCTTTAGCTCCATAGCTACATCAATTAGCTCCATATTGCCTTGCCAGTCTCTGATAGTGCAGTCGTTTTGTACGCCACCTAACATACCACCACCTAAATAATTTTGATATGCAGTCATTTTCTCTCCAGTGTATCCGTAACTATCTAAACTAATTTCGATACCACCACCTCTACTTGAATACTTTTCTCTTAAAATTTCCATAATGTTTTTGTTTTTGTTTGTTAATACTATTGTTTCGTTATACTAATATTGCAACAATTTTTGAGACTACCAAATTTTTAGGTACTTTTTTTCAATAAAATTTCTTTTATCTGATTAAATTCTTTATTCGTTATAGATATTTGATTAGTGCTATTACCATCAATACCCCAAAACTTTATACCTACTTTGTAGTAGTCTGTTTCTCTTTGTGCTAATTTGTACCCATCAATTTTTATCTTATCGAATTGACTGGTTAAGTATTCTTTGTTTTTCATTTTATATTGTGTAAGTTAACATTGTTTTTAATTAGGATACCTACCACCTCGTTTAACTCCAGCTTTTTTGTGTGTAGCTTTTTTTCGAGCAACGAAATTCCAAACATCAATCGTTGATAGTCGCTAATGTATTCTTCGATTTCTTCTTTCATTTGTTTATTGTTTTGTTTTGTATATCCAAATATTTAGAATAATATTTTACAATTCCAAATTTTTAGACACTTTTTTTTGTGGTTCGTGCCTCTTTTCTTGGATAAACTCCATAATCTTATCTACTAATGAGTAAATTTTTTGTCTCTGATAAGTCTCTCTTTGCATAAAAGTACCAGTGTTTTGAGGATAGAACGACCAACCGAAAGCCACCAGCACATCATTTGTTTGGATAGCTATACTATCATCATACAAATTACTCTTTACATATAGGTACAATTCCTCTCTTAAATTTTTGCTTTTATCGTATTGAAATGCTTTTTTCATAATATAATTGTTAAAGGTTTGTACTCTACTCCGTATCCGTTATGTATAAAGATAAGGTTAAATACATACCTATCTTTAATTTTTTGCATAAATGAATACGCTTCTTCGTGTGTTTTAAATGTTTTTGTATTCCACATATTGTTTTGTTTTATTGTTTTGTCTATACAAACATTACACACTTTTTTTTAATTACCAAATTTTTTTCATACTTTTTTATTTTTATTTTTAAAATATTTTTTGTATCAATTTGTAGTTATGAATTTATATCGTTATAGAGACCTACAAAAGCAAAAAACAACACTATAAGAACTACTATCCAAATCATATATTTGCTGGGTTTATATTAAAAATTAATTTACGAGACTTTTTTACACTCAAGTTTTTTGAGGGTATATATGCAATACCATATCGGTATATTTGTAAACTCCCATCATCTTATTTACCATAGTTTCTATCTCATCATATCTTTCGTTATAGAAATCTTGTGCCTCTTCTGTAAAGGTTGTTTGATTCTGTTCTGCATCAAACCAAAAGGTATCTTCATGAAAGTTTAGTTCGGTAAGTTGTGTAGCCATCTCATCTACAAACTCCATAAAGCGACTATTGTCTATATATGTTTTTTTATCCCCCATTATCCTGCTATTTTTAATTCGCTTACATGGTCTATATAATCCCACCAACAACCACTTTCAGAATGTACTTGATTATCCTCACCAAGAGCAACCATAAAACCTTTATCACCATCTTCAGAAATTTCATCTATTACATTTGTAACAGCTTCAACATCCTTATATTCATCATACCACTTTAGCCAACTTGCACGATAAATAATCCACTTGTCATCAATCCAATCACTTGCTTCTCCAGTAACACTATCAAAGTTTTTATACCTATAATTGTGTTCTTTTTTTGTAAAAGCCATTTCTGAACCTGTAACCTCTTGTAATAAGTCATGCTTGATTAAGACCTCATCTAATTTTTTCTCAAGACCTTTTTTTACTCCTAAAAATACTTCACTTCTGTATCCCATAATTTCTATTTGTTTAGTTTTTGTTTAATTAGTCTAATACACTCAAAAGGGTTCATACCACCCAATTCAAATTCTTCAATAATAAATAATATCTCCTCTTTCATAATTTCTAATTGTTTATTACCTCTATAAAATTCTCATCTTTAAAACATCTCCAGCCTTTCTTTGCAAGGTCATAATATGGAGTAGTTCCGTTTCTTTGTTGCCCCACTTGTTCTTTCTCCTCTATATTAAGGTTAAATAGCTCGTTTAAGAGGGGGATATTGGTTGTTCCAGTAGCGTACCTTACTTCTCCGTTTTTCTTCTTGTAAGCGAACTTAACAACGCTTAATTGCAGTCTTTTTCTTATGTTCTTCTCCATAATATTAAAATTTAATTGTTAGTGTTTTGTTTTCAAAGTCAATCTCCAAGTCTTGTGGCTCAACGCAATCTCCAAACTCTATATTATCGGTATCGTTGATAATCTCCCAGTCTCCAGCAGTGCCGATATTGATAGTCTCTACCTCCGTTGTATCATCATCAGTCCACCAGTTAATTTCAATCTCCACATCAACATTTGTAGCATAAGCTGAAATACTTTTTAATCCCCAAGTCCTCATCTCAAAATATAACTCCCAGTCTATCTGTGCTACACACTCGCAATCATAGTTGTCGTTAGGTCTGTTCTTCCACTTTGGTATTCCGTAAACATCAACCTTGTTGCCCTCAAGTTTTGTAATAAAAAAATTGTCTGTCATAATTGTTTTGTTTTTGTTTATACAAACATTGGTATTTAATTTAAGACTACCAAATTTTTAGAGTATTATTTTTGGTCTTTACCCTTATTTATACTCATTCTAAATAAGACCTCTTTAACTCTTGCGATAGCGTTAAGATGGGCTATATAAGATATACTTGCATAGTCTTTATAGAACATATCATCTTTAAATTCATCATTTACTTGCTCAAATATCCTTACCTCACTTTCCAACTCATCAACAAGGTTTTGTAATACTTTCTCTATCGTTGTTTTCATAATTTTATATTTTAATCATCATCTCGCATATCTTCATAATAGTTATCTCGTTGGTCTTGCTGATATTCCCATAAAGGAACAACGCTACACTCCTCATTACACTCGTGGCATACATAGTCTGTATGGTATTCATTCTCTATACTATTACACTCACTACACACACACCAAAACTCATCTCCTTTGGATAGTGTTTTCATTTCAAAAGAGCCACAATCCCCACAAGTCATAACATCCTCATCATATTCAGAGCCACAACAAGAGGTTACATATTCACTACCCTTATTCTCATCATAAGGGTTACTTAATTTCCAGCTATCGTAACTCATTATAAGTGTCCTCCTTGTCCGTTTATTTCATACCTCCACTCCAAATCTACATCTGCATCTGTCATACCATCATAATCATTTACTCCACTACCAAACTCAAGTTGTGCCTCTCCATGAGCAGTGTCAAGTTTATGAATATATAAATGTTCGTTGTCGTGTAAATAATCGTTAAGGTGTT